ATGTACCAGGAACTATTAAATTCAGGTGCATACAATGGGGATAAGAATAAAATCAACAAATGGTGGGGTGGTTTTACTACATTTGAACAGGCTGAAAGAGGATTACAGGCTATGGTTAAATTTGTTGGTGCTTATGAACAAAAAAACAATAAAGTAAATCAGGAGAGTATATAATGAAAATAAGTAGAATGAATAGAGGTAGTTGGGATAATATTTTGGCATTCTTTGATATTGAAACTGAAGATGGGTTTACCATCAAGGGATTCAGGTTCATTAAAGGTGAGAATGGCAGATTTGTTGGATTCCCATCACAGAAAAACAAAGATGGTGATTATCATGATACAGTTTGGGCAGATAAGGAGTTGAAGGAAAGGGTGGTGGAGATGGCTAAAAGGGAATATGATGGTTCTGCTACAAGGCAGGAGGATACAATGCCCCTTGCAGCACAGGGTGGACCAGCAGATGAAGGATTACCATTCTGATGAGGTATAGAGCAACTATATGTGTGGACATTTGGGCAGATAGCAGGGAGGAAGCAGAGGAAAAGGCTATGGATATTATTAGTGATATTCCTAATTCTTTTCAGGTTGCACTGTCTATGCTTCCACATGGTGGCAATATCTCATTAGTTCAAGATGACACCCAACAGGGTTGATTCTTATCTCCAGGCAGGGGGGTGGATTGACACATCCCCCTGCACATCATTAAATTGAAAGGAAAATAAATGTATTATCATATTTTATCATTATTAGTTTGCAGTATTTCATCCATATTAACCATGTATCACTTTTTATTTAATAATGAATGGTTTGGTCTATTTATTATATCTGTAATTTCTGTATTGATGGTCTGGGATAGTTATGAAAATAACCCTTTATAATCTATATAATAAAAATAAACTATTGTAAAATAACTAAAAGTAATTATAAATTAAATCATGGAAAAAAACACATTATTAACAACATTGCAATTAGCAAAAACACTACAAGTATCAAGGCAATCTATAATAAATTGGAGAAAAGAAGGAATGCCGGTTGCTATTTGTACCGGTAATATGGTGAGGTTTGTATTGTCTGATGTTGTTTATTGGCTTAATAATAGAAAAACAAAAAGGGATAATGAAATAAATGCTGTCTAATGGATGGATAATGAAACATAGAAGTATAATTGATAACCCTATATACAAAAAACCATTAATTGCCCACTTATTTGATTATTGCTTATTAAAAGCAAACCATAAGGATAATGAAATAATATGGAATAATAAAACAATAATTGTAAAAAGGGGTTCTTTTATTACAGGCAGAAAGGCAATATCAATAGACACAGGATTATCAGAGCAAAATATTAGAACTGGACTTAAAACATTATATAATTTAAAAATGTTGCAAAAATCAACCAGCAAATCAACCAGCAAATTTACCTATTTAACTATCTGTAATTATGACAATTATCAAAATTTTAATTTAACAAGCAACCATCAAACTAACCAGCAAGTAACCAGCAAACAACCAGCAAGTAACCAGCAAGTAACCACAAACAAAAATGACAATAAAGAAAAGAATGATAAAAATGGAAAGAATATAAATATATCATTTGAAAAATTTTGGAATTTATATAATTACAAGGTAGGTAGTAAAATTAAGGTGCTTAAAAAATGGGAATCACTTACAGATTTAGATAGGGGTATGATTATGGAACATCTGCCTCACTATGTTAAATCAACTCCTGATAAGCAATACAGGAAGCATCCTGCAACATATCTTAATAATCAAGGGTGGTTTGATGAAATAGTTGCAGGTAATAATGGTTCAGGGGAATTTAGGTTAGATTCCACAGGCAAATTTTATGTTGGTTATTGTGGTAAATGTAATAAATCAGATTTTTATGAGCAGGGAGAATTATCAGGGGATTCAAGGTGTTGTAATGATAAAATAAATAACAGGAGAATAACAAATGGCATTTTACAAATTAATTAATCCATTACAGGACAAGATGAATAAGGCTGATTATGATGATATGAGATACCACCAAGAGCAAGACCATAAGGCAATGAAAAGGGCTGAGGAGAATAAAGAATGCACCCAATAGGATTAATAGTAATTGGAATATGGATTGGTGTAATACTTGGAATTGTTATTATTGGACTATTTAGGAGGGAAAATAAGGATGCCTGACCATACAAGCACATACCAGGAAAGAAAGAAATTTAAAGGTAAACATTCTGAGGATTATGCAATACCACATTTTGAAAGCAGGAATATACCTATAATCAGGGTGGGATTGGATTCTCATAATGATGATATCCCTTCAAAGCTTTGGATGAATATACCTAAATTAATTAGAAATATCCCTGATTTTATTGTATTACCAAATGAGGATGGAAACTATTTTTTAGAATGTAAGACAGGCAGAGAATATGTGGGTTTAAAATTATCTGAACTAAAATCTTATGGGTATTGGAATGAGCATTTGCCTGTTGCCTTTTTTATTTATTCAAAGTTATATAATACAGTTTATACAGTTAGTTATGTTAAAATAATGGAATTAATCAGTGAGCAGAATTATAAAATTGGTGAATATAACAACAATGAAAGGTATTATATAATTCCTATGAAGGATTTGCATTTAAAAGGGGAGATGTATGCAAAGGATGGATATTATCTAAATAAATGGAATCAATCTGTAAAAATAAAAGGTGATGAATGAAAGTAGAAGTAGAAATAAAAAGAAATGGACACATTCTATTAAATGGAGAACTGATTGCTATACTTGGACAATGGAATAGATATGAGGATATAGAGGAAACAGGATTAACAACAGGAGATGTAATTGATGATTGATTATTGTTGTTTATGTGATGAAAAAAAGAATGTAGATAGGTCAGAAGATTATTCATTGAAGATATGCAGGGAATGTAAGGATAAATACCCTGAAAATTCCACCAATAATAAATCTTCGCACAAGGAGGTGGAATAGGTAGCAGGGGGATTGGGTTAATTCCCCCTGTTATCTTGATTATGAAATTATTAGACTTGTTCTCTGGCATTGGTGGTTTCCATTTAGGCTTGGAACAAGCAGGGTTTAAATTTGATTGGGTTGGCTTTTCTGAAATAGATAAATATGCAAGTGAACAATATAAAAAAAGATTTCCAAAGGCAAAGGAGTTAGGAGATGTTACAACTATTCAACCAAAAAGATTACCAAACGACATTACAATCCTTTGTGGAGGATTCCCATGTCAAGCTTTCAGTATTGCTGGAAAAAGGGCAGGATTCAATGACACAAGAGGAACATTATTTTTTGAAATCGCAAGGATTTTGCGATATTTCAAAGGAATTGGGAAACCAATCCCATACTTTATATGCGAGAATGTTAAAGGTTTACTTAACCACGACAATGGACGAACATTTGCTACAATATATGGAGTTCTTGCCAACCTTGATTATACCATTGAGTGCCAATTACTTAATACTCGCTGGTTTTTACCCCAAAATAGAGAAAGAATTTACATTGTTGGACATCTTGGAAAAAGAAGTAGATCAAAAATATTTCCTATCAGAGAAACAGGTGAAGTCCTTGACAAGAGGGCAACAACAGAGCAAGTTGCTGCAACATTACAATCACCAGGAAATGCCTGTGGAAACTATAAGGGAATGAATATGATAAAAATTGCAGATTATAGAAATGATGAAGGTGTCAGGATTAGAGATGGGGGTGATGCACCTTGTTTAACTGCATCACATCATTCAGAAAATGAACCTTCCAGAATGCAAGGGTTGGTTATTAAACCTGTATTAACCCCAAATAGACCTGAAAAAAGGCAGAATGGCAGAAGGTTTAAGGATGATGGGGAAGATATGTTTACTTTAACATCACAAGACCAGCATGGGGTTATGGAAGGTAGTAATATTAGAAGGCTTACACCAACAGAATGTGAAAGGCTGCAAGGATTTCCAGATGCATGGACAGAAGGACAATCAGATACTCAAAGATACAAACAACTAGGAAATGCAGTTAGTGTTCCTGTTGTTAAAGCAGTAGGAGAAAGAATATTTGAAAATATGCACTAAATGTAAAGAAGAAAAATCTGATGCTGATTTTATTAAGCAGGGAATGTATAGGCATCCAATGTGCGACCCTTGCAGGAAAGAATATCAAAGAGAATATCAAAATAAGTTAAGAGAAAGGAAAAAGTTATGGTAAGTAATTGTTGTGGTGCATTGCCATTATATGGTGTTAATGATAATTTAGGGATATGCTCAGAATGTAGGGACAATGCAGAATTTGAAGAAACCCCAGAAGATGATTATTTTAAAGATATAGAGCAAGATAGATAGGTTGATTAGTTTTACTATACCAGGAAAGCCAAAGCCACTTAAAAGACACAGGGTTGCTAAAAATGGCAGAATGTATGATCCATCATTCAAAGATAAAAAGAACTTATGGCTTCAAATAGCCAAATATCGCCCAAAACAGCCCCTAAATGGTGATATTATGTTAAAATTGGTATTCACTATGCCAAGACCAAAAAAACACTTTAGAACAGGCAAATACAAACATTTATTAAAAGATGGAGTTCCTGAATTTCATTCATCAACACCTGATTTAGATAATCTTGTGAAGTTTGTTTGTGATGTTATTCAGGGAAGGGAAAGATTTATTTTAGATGACAGGCAGATATGTATGTTACAGGCTGAAAAGATATATGGATTTACAGGGAAAACAGAAATTATAATTGAGGAAATATGATTAATAAAGAAAAATTAATAGAAAGATTGTGTAGGGTTCAGTTAAAGCATGATAAAAAATTACATACAGTTTATAAATTAATTGACGAAAATACAGAAATATTTGGTGGAGGAGTGGATGGTTGTTTTGTTTATGAAATGTATTCTATTGGTTTGATTGAAATAGTATTAGATTTGATGGGGATGCCTTTAGAAAGCGATTCCTTTTGTAGAGACCATTATTATGATGTGTGGGAAGATGTAGTTTGGGATTCTTTAAATTATGATGTGTCGTCAGATGATGGTTCTGGTGGTACTGATAATGAAATGATAAAATTATTCATAAATATTATAAAAAGAGATTTGGAGGAAGTATTGAAGGTAACCCCAACATTATCCTTAGAAAAAAATTAGAATTATTGAAGAACTATAAAACATATCTTGTTAAATTCCTAATTAAAAGTAAATTACCCATAAAATTATGGGTATAAAATGGCACATAAAATAATTGAAAGGGATATTGATTCCCTTATATTTGCAGAGTACAATCCAAGACAGCTATCCAAAGACCAACACCAGCATTTAAAAGATTCAATTCAGAGATTTGGGCTTGTAGACCCTATTTTAGTTAATATCCATAAGGACAGGAAGGATATTATTATTGGAGGACACCAAAGGGTCAGGGTTGCAAAGGATATGGAAATTAAGAAAGTTCCCACCATAGAATTAAATTTACCTTATGAAAAAGAAAGAGAACTTAATATCAGGCTGAATAAAAACACAGGGGATTGGGATATAGATAACTTAGCTAATTTCTTTGATGTAGAAGAGTTAAAAGATTGGGGATTTGAGGATATAGATTTAAAAATAGATGATATAAATTTAGATGAAGAAGAAAAACCTAAAAAAGATAAGATGATAGAATGCCCTGAATGTACATTTAAATTCTATAAATAATTATGGCAAGACCTAAGAAATATAACATAGACCCTGAACAAGTTGAAAAACTTGCTGGACTTGGATGCACTAATACAGAAATAGCAGCATTCTTTGGATGTAGTAAAGACCTTATTGGCAAGAGTTATTCCACAAATGTTGAAAAAGGAAAAGAAAATGGAAAGATTAGATTAAGGCAATGGCAGATGAAGGCTGCACAGAAGGGCAATGTGGCTATGCTTATATGGCTTGGAAAACAGATGCTTGGACAAACTGATAAGCAGGAAATAAAAACCTCAGAACTTCCTGAAGGATTTAGTGTTGAACTCCTTTAAACTATTCC